CTCATGTGAGTTCATTACTGATTGGGCTAAGGAAATGAAGGAAGGACGATGGGAAACCGCAATCAACCATCTTCACTTATTAAAAAAAATAAAGGACGTATGAGACTAAATTTTGTTAATACACCACATCAAGGTCCAGAAACATTAAACCCACAAGTAATTGATGGTGAGATAAAACATTGGACTGTTAGAAGTGAGATGTTATATAAAGGTGAGAATCTTCAAGGGTTTTTAACTAGGAAAAAAAGATATTGGGACTCTAAGGGGGTTGTCGCATTTCATTTTTATGATGCCCAACCAGTTGATGGTGTCGAAAGTATTATTATTAGATATTATTTAGAAACAGAAAATTAAAGACGTATGAGTAGAGAAAGGAAATTTAACGAAGGTGATAGAGTGAGGTGTATCAATGAAAATGAAACTTGTGTTTCTGGTATTCATGGACATAATTTTGACACTAGTAAATCTTACATTGTTAAAGAATTTGGAATGTATACCGATGGGTTACACGTTTTAGTGGAAGGTAGCACTCAATTCGTTCACCAAAGTAAATTTAAACTTGAGACTAATAGTATTATGAGAAAATATTTATTAATTAAGTAATATGAACAACAGAACATTAAAGACGTATGAAAGATAAGAAATTATATTTAGTTGTTAGGAATGAATTAAAGGGTACACCCCTACCAGTTTATTACTATACCTTTGCGGAAAGTGAAGAAGATGCAATAAGGAAGGTTAGATTAAAGTGGGGTGAAATATTACCCAAAACTTTTGCTAGGGAAATAAAAGAAAAAGAGTTAGATAGTTTAATTATTGCAACAAATCGCTATTGATAATGAAAAATAGAACATATACAGGACTTATAACAAGTCTATTAGAAAATGAAGTATTTGTCTTCGGGTCAAACCCAGAGGGAATACACGGTGCTGGTGCCGCTAAGGTAGCCGCAACTAAGTATTATGCCATTATGGGTACTGGTAGAGGACACATGGGACAATCCTACGGACTTGTAACAAAGAACCTATCACCCAATTACTATGAAAAAGAATCTGGTATCACATATCAAATGGCTGGTGTTAGGAGTGTGTCAAAAACTCAAATAATGGTTAACATAATTGAGTTGTATTTATATGCTGTAAAGCATCCAGAATTAGACTTTTTGATTGCATATACACTTGCACCTAACCTTAACGGTTATACAAGTGAGGAAATGGCTGAAATGTTTAGCATACTACCAATTCCAGATAACATTATATTTAACGATGAATTTAGTAAATTATTAAAATATGGACATTAAAAAAGAACTCAGAAAAGGATTACTAGCAGAAGGTGATGGTGGACATAGCTACGGTTGTGTTATGTTATTCATACCAATCAAAAAGACTTGGTGGGATAAACAAACCAAAGAAATTGATAAGGACGATGTATACAATCCAGAGGGTGAACGTGATTATGGTATTCAAGACCATACGTCCGCTCACGTAACAGTTCTTTATGGTATTCATAAGGATGTTCCAGATGAGGATGTTGAAGCTCTTATAGAGAAGATGACAGCCCCAGAAGTGACACTTAAGAAAATTGGAATGTTCGACAATGCCGATAAGGGATTTGATGTTATTAAGTTTGATGTAACAGGTAAGGAATTACACGATATGAACAAGATGTTTACAGACCTTCCACATACCAATGATTATCCAGATTATCACCCACACGCAACACTTGCATATGTTAATGCTGGAACTGGCGATAAGTATACAAGGTCATTATCCGATGATGAAGCACTTATTGTAAAGCCGAATAAAATTGTTTATAGCAAAGCTAACGGAACAAAGAAGGAATATACAATTAAATGATTGAATTCGATATAACAGATGAGCAAAGAAAGAGAGCTAATGAACTATACGAGTTCAATGTACTAAATGGTTCAGTAACAAGAGGTGAGGGTAATGAGGTTGGTGCTTTAGGTGAGATTCTTGTCTTAGACAAATACAAAGATAAGGCTGAGTATGTTGGTGACTATAATTACGACTTGATTATCAAAGATAAGAAGGTCGATGTCAAGACAAAGAAACAGAATGTACCACCAGCTAATCATCATACCTATAATATCTTTGCATTCAACACAACACAGAAATGTGATTACTATTGTTTCGTTGTCATACATAAAGACTTAACTAAGGGATGGATTGTTGGATGGAAACAAAAGGATGAATTCTTTAAGACAGCTAAGTTTAGAAAAAAAGGTGAGGTTGATGATTCAATACCTAATTGTACTTGGACATTTAAGGGTGATTGCTATTGTTTAAAGATTACTGAATTAGATTAATGGTTTGTATGGTCATATTTATATAATATGATTACAGCTATTGGAATAATATTCTTCTCATTACTACCAGCCATACTATATGGGCTTGTGATGTATTATACCGTATCATATAATGCTGTAAGTCTTAAGAAAATCTTTCAATATTTAGCGGTTGGTTTCTTATCCGTTGGATTGTTGAAGTACATATGGTACTTTTACCCAGAATGGCATAATATAAGTAAAACCCTAGGTGGTAACCCACTTGTAGACCCTTTCAAATATTATCATATACTTTATTTTGTGCAAGTAGCCTTTATAGAAGAGATATCTAAGTTAGGGGTATTCTTATTATATGAAAGTTATAGAAGACGAAAGAAAACAATCATAGACCATCCAGTGGCGACTATGATATACATGGGTATGATATCATTAGGGTTCTCAGTAATTGAAAATATTATGTATGGTGCATCCTCAGATACTCCAATGACAGTTCTTTGGTGGAGAGGGATAACATCTGTTGTTGCACACATGATATTTGGTCTATTCATGGGATATTGGATTTCATTAGGTAGGATGAAAGCAAGAGAGGATGACCCAACAACATTAGATGTTTCATTGAGTGGTAGCACTATTGGTAGGAATATAGTATTTACTATAATTGGTTTCTTCTCAGCTACAATACTTCATGGTATCTATGACCTACACTTAGAAATGAATGGTCCAAGTGGGATAACTGGTGTGTATGTACTTCTATTGATGTCATTATTAGGGGTTTACTGGTGTTTTAGAAATTTAACAAAACTTCACAACAAAAATAAAACAAATAAAATCGAGGATTAAGCTTGCATTATAGGCTTTAGTTTCGTATCTTTGTGGTAACTAATTAAAGAAATTATTATGAATGCATCTCATCTATTATGTACGGACTTGCTCCCAACATATACTGAATTCAAATCATATAGTGGTAAAGAATTTACTGGATATAAACTAGCTGTAAGGAAAGGAGGTCCAAATTACTATTCAATAGTTACTGGGTTATTTAGATATAAAGCGAGTGTAATTGGACCCAAGTCATATAGTAACCTTTACAAACAAGAAAAAAAGCATTATAATGAACATCTAAGTGATAGAGTTTCAGTATTCACCACCAAGGAAGATGCTAAGAATGCGTTATTTGCGTATAAAGATATTGATACGCACAATGGTACGTTGGTGTTGATACAGATGACTTTAAGTATGGGATTAGAGAAAGCTAAGTATACCAATAAGAATGTCACAGAACTAGATGTGGTTGTTGGGAAGAGAATGGAAGATATTATAGAACTTGAAGTTTTATATGATAAAGATAAAAAATAAAAATTATGACAAGAGAAGAAAAAGCATTACTATATGATGACCTAGTAAGAGAAGGTGACAAAGTAAACAGAAGAATTTCACAGATTAAATCTGATGTAAACCTTACAGAAGAGGCTCAAACTGAGTTAAATGGGTTAAATATAAAATTACAAAACTTAGAAGCTAGAGTTGCACAGCTATTTAACGAAGGTTAAAAGTTGCAATTAAGTAAAAAGTTTCGTATCTTTGTTTTACTTTTGGGTTTATAGTTCGTATATTTAAACTATGGCGAAGAGAGTTAAAAAGACTAGTACTGATTCTAAAAAACAGACAGCTGCTGCTAAGAGAACCGTTAAGAAGGCTACTCCAGTTAAGAAGGCACCAGTCAAGAAATCGGCAACTAAAAAACAAACAAAGACTACTCTTGGGTCAGTAGCTAAGAAAGCTACACCTAAGAAGACGATTAAGAAGGCACCACCTAAGGCATCAGCAAAGGTAACTAAAAAGACCACACTTGCAAAGGCGACTAAGGCAAAGGTACCAGTAAAGAAGAAAAGAAAGGTAAAGAACACTCGTGTTCATGTTAGGTTGAGTGAAAACGCAACTAAAGACAAGTTCATGGGGATGTGGGAACGAATCAAGAGCGGTGAGCTTAAGTGGGATTACTACGCAATAGACGGAAACGTTGGATACCATCATTACTTGGTATTAAAAAAGAAGTAAAGTTTTAAATTATAATATAGTTCGAATGAAATTAATTGAACAAATCAGTGCAGACATAATGACTGCATACAAATCAAAAAACAAAGTAGTAAAGGAGTTACTAGGTGTTGTTAAAGGAGCGGCTACCATGGTAAACAAGGAACCAGAGGATGACGAAGTTATCGCTAAAATCAAATCAATGATTAAGACTCACAATAAGAGTATGTCTGGGGAAAACCATCCTCCAGTACCAACTCTTACTGATGAAGAACTTGAAATCCTTAACAGCTACTTACCAAAGCAATTATCAGAAACTGAGATTCGTGAACGTGTACAACAAGTAATTGTTAATACGGGTAGTGATAACATGGGATTCATCATGGGAACATTCAATAAGACCTACGGTCAAGAATCTGACTTTGATAATGCTATAGTTAGAGATGTAATTAAAGACGAACTGTAAATAGAAAATATGACGAAAGAAGAAATCATAAAAAAAATCGATGCACTATATGAGAACAAGGGTGCTCGTAACTTCTTCAATCACTTAGTAAGGGCTTATTTCCCAATATCTAAGGTGGAGAAGATAATGAGTAGACCAATCGGACCATTTAAATGTGTCATCACGAATGAGCCTCTAATATCAACCAATGAATTACTTCAAGGTATTCGTACGAAGGAGTTCGAAGGTGACTTTCACGAGCACTTGAAATCTATGTTTGATGAGTCGTCAACTGTTGAACATCCAATGACTAAGTTGATTGGTGACAGAAAGATGGGAGTCTCAACTAGTGACACTACGACCAAGATGGCGTATTCAACTTTCCAAGTATTCTATGAGTGGATTATAACTAAGATGCTTACTGGTGATAAACACATCAATTGGATATTGAAGAATATCCAACGTAAAGATGTTATGGGTAGAGCGAATAGTATCGATAATCCATTCATCAAGGACAAGGTTAAGAAGTTCAAGAAAACAGAAGTTAAACAAGCCACTACATCACTAGGTGATTTCGATGCTCTTAAGGCATTGAAGGCAAAGATGGATAGTAATTAAAATTTTATTTTAATTTATTTGGAATATTGAAAAATGTTTCGTATATTTGTCTTAACTAAATTAAATGATATGGATTTAAAAGATGAAAGAATTGAATTAAATGTACCACCATTGGTACACGTGCATGATTATGAGGTTGGGGTTATTGTTGCACGTATGCAAGTTCCAGAACTCCACCCAGTTCACAAACATTTAATTGATACCGTTTGTGAGAACCACAAGAAGGTTATCATCTTCTTAGGTGTACCAGTTGTTGAACAAACACAAAGAAACCCATTAGACTTTGCATCTCGTAAAGCAATGATTCAACGTGATTATCCAAACATCACAGTCTTGCCAGTCAGAGACCAACGAGACAACAAAGTGTGGTCATATCTTCTTGACCAAAAAATACAAGAACCATTCGGAAATAGAAAAGCACTACTATACGGTAGTAGAGATTCCTTCATACCATTTTATCATGGTAGAAATCAAACAGTAGAACTTATTGGAAATGACACTGACATATCTGGTAGTGATATTAGAAGAGCAGTGGCTAGAGAAGTAGTTGACGATGGTAACTTCCGTAAGGGTGTTGTATATGCCAACTATGGTAGATACCCAGTTATTATGCCATGTGCTGACATTGTGGTTTGGAATCGAGAAGATAATACAATCCTTTTAGGTCGTAAACCTAACGAGACACAATTCAGATTTATTGGTGGTCACGTTGAGGTTGGTGATTCTTGCTATGAATCAGCTGCATTGAAGGAGTTATCGGAAGAAGCACCAGGTCTTACAATCAATGAAAATATCAGTACCCTTAAGTATATCTGTAGTGGTAAGATTTCCGATTGGAGACACTCTAAAGAAACCAGTGAAATTTTCAGCACACTATTTTTAGCTACACGTATGAGTGGGTCAGCTAAAGCGGCTGACGATATCGAAGAAGTCAAATGGTTCCCAATTGATGAGGTTATGAACCATGAAGAATACTCAAAGATTATCGTTCCAGAACATGTAGAGTTCTTCGGTAACCTTATGAATTACTTTTCTAAAGAATTACAAATAGAAAAAATATAGATTATGAGTTTAAATAGAACAATTACAAGAAAGTTACAAGAAGCATTAGATGCTGATAATGGTGCACTTGCATTAAACACGATTGAAGAGTTGATGCCACAAATTGAAAAGGTATTAAACAGACCTAATAACTTAATCTTATGTAGTGATGCGTATAAGTATTCACATCATAAATTCTATCCAGAGAATACTGAGATAGTTCATTCTTACTTAGAGTCTAGAGGTGGTCGTTTTGAAAAGACAGTATTCTATGGTCTTCAAATCTACCTTAAGAGATTCTTAGAAGGTATTGCAATCACAGCGGAAGATGTTGATGAGGCATATGAGTACTTAGGTGATGAGAAGGGTACATTCGGTAGAGATGATGTATTCGATAGAACAAAGTTTGATTATATTGTCAAAGAGCATGGTGGGAAACTACCTATTCTTATCAAGGCGGCACCAGAAGGTACTGTTGTTGATTTCAAGAATGTTCTTATGACCATCGAAAATACAGATATGAACTGTGCATGGTTAACTAATTTCTTAGAGACTATCCTCTTACAAGTATGGTATCCAATTACTGTAGCCACTCTTTCTAGAGAGGTTAAGAAGATTGCTCTTAAGTATTTCCAAAAGACAACTGACCATGATGGTCCAACAACTGATTTCTTACTTAACTTCGTGTTAAATGATTTCGGTTTCAGAGGTGTATCTTCTGTAGAGTCAGCTAAGAATGGTGGTTCGGCTCACTTAGTAAACTTCCAAGGTTCTGACACCATAATAGCCAACACAGTTATCAATGATGTATACCACTCTAAGTTTAGAGGTATGAGTATTCCAGCAACGGAGCATAGCATCATGACTATCAAGGGTGAAAAGGGAGAGGTTGAAATGATGAGAAGAACACTAGAACAGTTTCCAACAGGAATTGTGGCTTGTGTATCTGATTCATATGATATCTTTAGAGCATGCTCACAATACTGGGGTGGGGAATTGAAGAACCTTATCTTAAGTAGACCAGCCGAAGCTGGAAACCAATTGGTTGTACGACCAGATTCTGGTGACCCAGCAATGACACTTAAAGAGGTATTCAAAATCCTTTTCGATAAGTTTGGTTTCACTACTAACTCTAAGGGTTATAAGACACTTCCACCACAAATCAGAGTGATTCAAGGTGATGGTGTGAATATCAATTCAATTGCTAAGATTTATGCAATGCTTGATGACCTTAAGATTTCAGCAGATAACCTAGTATTCGGTATGGGTGGTAAGTTATTACAAGCTGATGTAAATAGAGATACACAAAACTTTGCTACGAAAGCGTCTTTTGCGGTAATTGATGGTGTAGAGCACGATGTGGTTAAGTCTCCAACAGAGATTGATGAGCATGGTAACTTCATCAAGTCATTCAAGAAATCTAAGTCTGGTAGACTTAAGCTTGTTAAGACAGCTAGTGGTTATGAGACAATTACGTCGAAGGACCCAGCATTTGATGTTGCTGAGGATGTTATGATACCAGTATTTGAAAATGGTGTTATCCTTAAGGAGCATACATTCGAAGAAGTGCGTGAACGTGCTGTTGTACGTGTTGAAGAATTAGAAACAGTTAAAGAAGTATACTAAGATGGGAGAATTTGATAACTTTAAGAACTCACGCATGAATGTGGAGATTAAAGAGACTGGAAAGAAAATCATGGCTGATGCGCTTAAGCGTAAAGAAGAGAAAGTTAAGAACTCACACATGAAAAAAGATAAGATGTTAAAATTGCTTGACGCAAATTCAGTATTACTAAATGAAATTGGTAATATAATAAACTACGGTGATTGTAGTGATGAAATTGTGGACGGACTTAAATTACCATGGGCATTTGAGGAAGGTAGTGGAATGATATACTACGCTAGACATGAAGATGACGATATCTATGATTACGAAGGTTTTCAAGTGTCATCTAAGGGAGCTAAGGGTGAAGAATTCTTCATGGGTGAATCAGATGGTATTACATATGTTATGGGATATCAAGAAAGTGATAATTGGGATGATACATATATCTTAATTCTAGATAATGAGAATAAAGAAAGTCTTACGATAGATGAGTAAACTATTTGTCTTATTAATAACCATGATGTTAACATCATGTGGAATATCTAAAAGGTGTGAATACTTTGTCATAGAAGAAACCCTTGTGGTTCCAGCATGGCACAGTCATCATTGTGACAATAATCAATGTTACTGTATTTATATCGAAGGGTCAACACATAATGTTATTGATACAATATGGATTAAATAATTATAGAAATGAGTGAATATATAACACCAAAAATAGAGGACTTGAGATATGGTCAAACATTGGAATATAATCAAGGTACTACCTATTGGAGAGATGGTGAAATGATATTGTCATTTGATGTTGATAGATGGAAGGAGGTTGTATATGATAGGACTTTTGTTGACAGAGGATATCTAGAATATTGGTTGACAAATGATTTAATAGATAATTCAAAACTGATAAGGATAAAGAAAGTTTAATTGAAAATATAATGTATAAAAGGGAAATAAATATTACAGTTGATGAAGATGAGGTTATACCTAAGAAGTATAATATATCAATAGCTATGCCTAAGGACCAAGCAATAATGAGTGTCAAAGAAATTACCCATACATTAATTGGTAGTGTTTCCATGATGATTAAGAGTTGTGAACATAATGAAGTTGGGATTAAGGATTATGAATTACTTGAAGAAGTTATTGAACATCTTAATTCTGAGTTCGGGTCTATAAAATCATATAATGATTTGTATACTAATGAAGTATATATAAAAAAAACTGATGAAGAATAAAGAAGAAAATTGTAATCATATATATTCTAGAGGGTTAGGTGAACCTAGACCAAGACTTTGTGAACACTGTAAAAAACCAGAGGTTTGTCAAGCATGTCATGGTGACGGTGATATTCATATGTGTTGTATAGTTTGTACGGGTGCTGATAATGGTGATATGAAGTCTGAGCATACGTGCACAGAATTTAGACCATCACCACTTGAGCTTATGTATAAGATGCACATTGCTAAGGATGAAATTGTAACTGTGATTCGGAATAGCTCACTAACTAAGTGGGATTGGCGTTGGGTGGACCGAGCGAATTATGTTTCTGAGTATTCTAAGGATAAGAACACCAAGACTGGTGCTGTTATCGTAGATGATGATAACACTGAACTTGTAATGGGTTACAATGGCTTTCCGAGAGGTGCTGACGATGATAATCATCCGAAGAGATATTGTTCAAGAGGTATTATTCAAGGTGGTATCAATAAATTGTATACAGAGAAACCAGACTTCAATCATCATAAGTGGGGTGACTCATGGCTTGAAGCACTTATTATGCTTAGGGAGTGTGGTGTAGAGGTTATATGGACCAACGTTGAACCAGAAGATAAGTTTGCTAATTGTTGTGATTGTGGTAAACCTAGAAATTGGGCTGGTAAGTCATCATCCCAAGCTAGATGTGCTAATTGTTTAGAAGATTATCTAGAAAAATAATGGAATATAAAGCACTTGTATTAAAGGAAGGGTCTAAGTACCAAGAGTTTATGGTCTATATAACGGAAATAGGTGAATGGGGTACATGTGATGCACCAGAGTTATATCCTATGACGTGTACCCTTGAAGGATTGAAAGCTTTTTATCCTAATTCAAATTGGGATGATATAACATTAGTTACGGTAAAACTTGATATAATGAAAAATAATTAATATATTTGCAGTATGGATGATAATAGAAGAGTATTAGTTTGTGAAGCAAACAAAGAAAAAGGGGTAAATCAAATGAGTGTTAAGGAGATTAAAGATTGGGAACCAACCAAGGTTTCATACATTGGGACATCAGCTTATTTTAATGTTAATGGTACATTTTACTCTATGAGTTCAATTGATTTTAGAGAAATTTACGCACACAAATTGAAGTAATTAATGGGAGTACTTAGAGCGATAAGAAAACAACACTTCGAAGGGCTTGAGAAACACCCTAAGTGGGGTTTCACATATTGGGCTTTTGATTTGCATGGTACGGTGGTCAAACCAAATTTTGATGGTGACAACTTACCTAAGGAATTTTATCCACATGCTAAGGAAGTACTTCAAATGTTATCTAAGAGAGATGATATAGTAATGTATATGTATACTTGTTCTCACCCACATGAGCAAGACCAATATATCGATTACTTTAAACAGTTCGATATTGACTTTAAATGGGTTAATGAAAACCCAGAAGTTCCAACAGATAATAGTGGGTATGGTTACTATGAAGACAAACCATACTTCAATGTACTCTTCGAAGATAAGGCTGGGTTTGACCCAAGAGAGGATTGGATAGATGTAAGAGATTACTTTAGAGGTAGAAACTCATGGTTCCTAAGAAACTTCTTTAAACTTAAAAGATTATTTAAAAATGGATTTTAAAAGATTTAGACACGAAGTACCTAACTTCTTAACAAAGGAAGAGTGTGTTGGATTTATCCAATTTGCTGAAACACAAGGTTTCGAGGAAGCATTGGTAAACACCAAAGCCAAGGGTCAAGTTATGATGAAAGAGCTTAGGGATAATGATAGACATATCTTTCAAGCTAGAGACTTGGCAACACAACTATGGGGACTTATGCAAGGCTTAGTCCCAGCTGAGGTTCATGGTTGGACAGCGATTGGTCTTAACGAGCAATTCAGAGTCTATAGATACAAGGATGGTCAACAGTTTAAGACACATCCAGATGGTTCATTCAAGAGAGATGAAACGGAACACTCAAAGATAACGGTAATACTTTACCTTAACGATGAGTTCGAGGGTGGTGAGACAGAGTTTGTTATGCCACATGAGATAGTAAAACCAGAAGCTGGAAAGTTATTATTATTTTCTCATGGTCAATTACATAAGGGTAACCCAGTTCCAGAAGGAACAAAGTATGTCATCAGAACTGATGTTATGTACAAAAACTTTGACATTGAAGTATAATGGATGTTGATAGACTTAACAACTACGATAAAGAACATTGTTGGCAGTACGACATAAGACTTACAAATTACGAGGAAGACCTTCAATTAGCTGGTCTTACTGATGAGTATGTTAAGACTCTTAGAGTACCAGACTTTGAGTTTAGAGTTGTTACTGATAAGAAAGAAAGAAAAGAATTAAAGGTATTCATTGAAAGACATGAATGGTTAGGTAACTTGTCCCAATTTACAACACATTGGTTTGGGTGTTACCACAAGGATATACTAGCTGGTGTTATCTTATTTAACGTACCAAATACGTTCTCTAAGATGCTAGGTGAGAATACACCACGCTTAGAGAGATTGATTAGTAGAGGGGCTTGTATTTCATGGTCACCAAAGAACTTAGCAAGTTCGATGTTAATGTGGTCAATACAATGGATGGTTGAGAATACCGACTTTAGGTTATTCACAGCTTACTCTGACCCAACAGCAAGGGAGTTAGGTACGATTTACCAAGCGTGTAACTTCTACTACTTAGGTCAGAAGGCTGGAACAACAAAGAGATACATCAATCCTTACACTGGTAAGATGGTATCGGATAGGTACTTTAGACAGAAGACAGCGTATAAGAAGTATGCTAGTGAGATGGGGATTGAATGGGTAAAGAATTGGAATCATCCAACTGGTATGAGTTGGGAGAATATACCAGATGATATTGAAAAGCGACTTAGGGATTACTCAAAGAAAAAGCAGTCAGAATCTGATGTAACGATATTTCCACAGAAACATAAGTACGCTTATATTCTTGGAAGAGATAAGAGGGAAACGAAGCATTTGCAAAGAATGTTTGAAAATAAGATAAAGACCTATCCATATCCAAAGGATAGAAAAAAAGATTAGTTATGAAAATAAAAGGATTTACAAGAGTATACACGGATGAAGATTTTAAAGGTCTTGGTCCAGATGAAATGGGTGTTATTATAGATGATATCATAAAAGAAGATACTAAGAATTGGACAGCTAAAGATAAAAGATTGATTGATGAGTCAATGAAGAACATAGCTGACCGTCCAATATGGGATGCTATATATCAAGCTAGGAAATGGGCTTTTTTAGAGGCAAGAGCATCAACAGTTATGATGGAAACCGAAGAAGAACGAAAAGAATGGTTCGATAAACACATAACAACTTTGGATGATTTGATTAAAATTAAAAACTAATGAAAAAAATAGCAGTATTTACAGGGGCTGGAATATCAGCCGAGAGCGGAATCCCGACATTCCGTGATAAGATGACAGGACTTTGGGAGAAGTATGACACGGATATCGTTGCATCATCGGAAGGATGGTATAGCCACAAAGAAGAGGTCTTAGAGTTCCATAATGAGTTGCGTAAGCAAATCTATGATACGAAGCCTAACGAAGCGCACAAGGCTTTAAAAGACCTTGAGAAGCACGGACAAGTTACTATCATTACACAGAATATCGACGACCTTCATGAACGTGCAGAGTCAAGTAATATTCTTCATTTACATGGTGAGTTGCTTAAGTGTCGTAGTACATTTAACCCATCATTGAGTTATGATTGTAGAGGTAGTATTGAGATAGGTGATAAGTGTGAGAAGGGTTCTCAATTGAAACCAGATACAGTATTGTTCGGTGAGATGCCAAGGAATGTTGATGAAGGTTATACTGCATTGTGTAACGCTGATTATGTTATCATAGTTGGGTGTAGTTTCCAAATTGGGTACACACTTACAATGTTCCATAACATCAAGCACGAGGCTAAGGTATTCTTTGTAGACCCAGAGCCAGTAAAGTATTTAGATAGTTATGGTATGGACATGAAATACATTCAAGAACCAGCAACAACTGGTGTTAGAAGTGTGGTAGATAAGATTATAGCTGAGATTGAGGCAAGTGAGTTAGAAGAAGCTAATCCAACATTTGGTGGTAATGACTAAAAGTGAAAAATTTGTAGAGGGGGTTAATATTATCGCTAAGTATATGACGGTTGAAAATATGGGTGTTCATGGTGAACATGACATAATTTACTTCGGTTCTTATGATAGTGTTACAGATGATAATGATATAAAGCGACTTGATGAATTGGGTTGGTTTGAGGAAGAGGAATCTTGGGCAATATTTACATAATATAAATAAAAAAAGAAAAATGAGTTTAATTAAATTTGAAGTAAAGAAAGAGCATCTTATGCTCCTAAAGAATCTAGAATGGTCAATGACTGACACTAATCACATCTTATCTATCAATGATAGAGACAATGATGATGCCGATGACATAATTCTAACACCATTCGGTGGTGCTGACTTGATGTTGGATATCGGTGAAATCATATATGGTTTAGATGAGACTGTTGAAATCAAGGTGATTAGAACACTAGGAGAGGATGAAATCGTTGATTCAGACGATGGTGCTGAAATGGGATTCGCTACATATACTGATGAACAAGTAGCTGAAATGACTGAGTTGTTTTTAGGACTTGCAACAGCATTGGACATCTGTCTTTACAGACAAGCATTTGAAGTTGGTCATTTCAAGACGAAGTTTCACATGCGTGATTGGAAGAAGTACGAACCAAAGAAATAACTAGGATGAAACGAGAAGATATTAAAGAATTATATACCATTGATATTATTGATGGGACACTAACATTGATTAAGAGAAAAGACATTGATGAATGGACTACTAATCGTGATAAATATTCCTATGTTAGCAATATCCTTATCAACCCAAAGATTGAAATCCTACCAGCTAGTGGTACGCTTAATATTAGTGGACTTAGGTTAGCTTATAATAAGGTTAGAAATATAGAATCTTATGATTGGGTACCCAAACCACTTGATGAATTGAAAGATGGATGGGAAGATATGTTATTCCATTCAGATGAAGATATAATTGAGATGGATGTGGTTGACCGTAAAGGATTTTTAGGTTTTAATAGAGTTGTTCGCAAGGGTGTGAAGTTCTTAAAAGCTGGTTTTTATTTACGAACAACTGGTTATATTGAAACCCAATCTACATCTAATTATAGAATTGTTGGGTACAAAGAAGGTGAAGTTAAATCTAGAATTTTAGGGTAAAACTTGTTTAATTGAAAAAGATTTAGTATCTTTGGTTATTATTAACTAATAAAAAAGTTTAATGGAAAGTATTATATTCAGTGTTGACGGGAGGGATGACCTTGTACATGAGATTAGTGAAGAATTGTGTAATGTTAATATTGGTCACCACGTTGTTACTGGAAAGATGAACACTGAGCGATTCTCCGATGGGGAAGTATGTGCAGATTTCACTACCTCAGTTAGAGGTAAACGGATTTATCTAGTATCTTCACCGAACACAGCTGAGAAACTTATTCAATTAAACTTTGCTATTGATGCGGCTAAGAGGGCTGGTTCTAAGGATATTATACCTATAATCCCTTACTTCCCATATGCAAGACAAGATAAGAAGGACCAAGCTAGAGGACCCATCGGTGCTAAGGTTATTGCAGAGATGATTGAAAATAGAGGTGCTACTTCGGTAATTACTTTCGACCTTCACGCAGACCAAATACAAGGATTCTTTAACATACCAGTAATACACATGGAAGGTAAGTTCCTATTCGATAGATACATCTTCGAACTATATCGTGACAAGTATGGTGATAATATGGTATTATGTGCCCCAGATGCTGGTGCTGGTAAGAGAGTCAAGGGGTTTAGAGACCAACTTAAGAGTAGATGGGATATAGACCTACCAATAGTTTATATTGATAAGACAAGAGCTAAGGCAAATGTTATTGATACAATGACTATTATTGGTGAAGTACGAACTAAGAATGTAATCATTATAGATGATATGTGTGACACTGCTGGTACGCTTTGTAAGGCGGCTGAACATATTATAGAGGCTGGTGCTATGAGTGTTAGGTCTATTGTAACGCACGGTGTGTTAAGTGGTCCAGCACTTGAAAGAATATATGATGCTAAGGAAACTGGGATTATGAACGACTTTGTTTGTTCTGATTCACTTTCAGTTGAAGGGAAGAGTATAACATTAGAGCAAGGTGTTTATCCCCAAGCTAAGGACTTTATAACTCAAATATCAACAGCAAGGCAAATTGCTAAGGCAATCATTGCGACTGAGGAACATAGAAGTGTTGAACATTTAAAGATGGCTCACTAATGACAACAGTTGAGATTATTGAAGGTTGTAAGAGGGGCGATTCTAGAGCTCAACAAGAACTCTATTCAACTCAGTATAACAAATTAAGGGGTACTTGTATTAAACACTCACCTCAAGATGGTGAAGATATGACTCAAGATGCTTTCATGAAAGCTTATACCTTATTTGATAAGTTCGAAGGTGATAGTGAAGGTCAATTATTTGCTTGGCTTAAATCTTTAGCGATAAATGAACGCTTTTGGGAAGGTCAGAGAACTGGTAGATTTAAAGAAGATGTAACTGATTTTACAGAACTTTCATTTTTACATCCATCAGCTAATGATGATGAAGAAGAAATAAATGATACTACTAAAGAGGATAGTCAAACTAATGATATTATGTGGGCAATTGATATGCTTGATGATGAGAAAAGAGAAGTTTTCAATCTAATAGCAATTGATGGGTATACTATAACCAAAGCCGCAAAGAAGTTAAATTTTAGGGTTAGTTGTGTTAGATATAGATATACTAAAGGGCAGAAAAAGATTAAAATGTTTATTAGAAATAAGGGGTTATACTCAAAATTAAATAAATTATCAAATAATGAATAAAATGGATAACCATAACCACAAAGAAGTAATTGATGGGTGTAAGCGTTTTGAACGCAACTACCAAGAAATCTTTTTTAACTACTATTACCCTAGACTTATAGCGGTTAGTCTTAGAATGTCACCAAATAAAACCATTGCTGAGGATTTATTACAAGATGCCTTTATCAAGATATTTATGAATATAGGTTCTATGAATAAACATAATGTAGAAGTTGTTTACACTTGGTCTAAAAAAATCTTGAGCAATATTATTTATGATTATTATAGACAGAACCCTCACAGATTACTCTTAAATATGGATGAGGTTATTGATGGAGTTCTTTATGTGGATAATGATGAAGATGAAGATGATAACTATCTTGATAGTAAAGACGTTACCCCAAAGATGTTACAAGAGGCTATTGAGACTCTGTCACCACAATATAAATTAGTCTTCTCTATGTATCTTATGGAAGGATACCAACACAATGAAATAAGTGAAATATTAGGTATATCAATATCAACATCTAAGACCAATTATATGAAAGCTAGACGACACTTACAAAAAATACTTGAACCATGTACACCATAAAATATATAATGTATTCAATGGCTTTCACTGGGTTATTTAGCTCTGTTATGTGGAAGATAACAGAACCAGATGATAGATGGCTTTGGTTCTCAAGATTAGCACTAGGACTTATATGTCTTGGTATTGGTGGAATTATTAACGCAATAGAGAAAAATGGAAGTAAAGATTGAAACAGCTAGGTTAGCTAAGAAGAAGGGTTTTAAGGTCCAAGTGTTTAAATATTATGATACAAACGGAATGACCTATTATGGTATGAATTCGACTGGTATTATGTTAGGTTGGGATTGGAATAGTTCATTTAAAGAGCGAGTTTCAGCACCACTTCAATCACAATTACAAGCATGGCTTAGAGAGAAGCATAATATACACATGTATACAAAGATGTTCCATGACTCTCTGGAAGAGAAAACAACATTTACATGTGATACACTTAAATTAAATGATGGTCGAGTTAGCTTCAAATCACCAATGTTGGAAACATATGAAGATGCGTTGGAGTACGCACTTAACGAAGGATTAAAATTAATAGAGAAAAAATGAAAAGTTTAGGAGATAGAATGAAAGAGTATGAAGGGGCTTATAAGTATAAGCTAACCCCTAGGTCATACATTATTATTAGACTTGATGGGAAGAACTTCTCTAAATATACAAAGAACCTAGAGAAACCATTTGACACCGATTTATCAGATGCTATGAACCAAACTGCTGTAGCAGTATGTGAAGAATTTAACGGAAAGTTCGCATACACACAGTCAGATGAGATTAGTGTATTGATTACTGATGTGGGAAATATTGAAGCACAACCAATGTTTGGTGGTAGTCTTCAAAAGTTATGTTCACTATCAGCTAGTGTTGCAACTGCTAAGTTCAATGAGGTTAGGAATAAACAATATCTAATGAATATGATGTTAGAATCAGAGATTCCAATGGAAGAATTGATTAAAAATCAAATGTATGGGGATATCGTAGACTTCCCAAAGCAAGCATTCTTTGATGCTAGGGTCTTTATTGTGCCTTCTGCAACAGAAGCTATCAATCACATGATTTGGAGACAACAAGACGCTACTAGAAATAGTATCAGCATGGCTGGTCAAGCTAACTTCTCACACAAGGAACTTCAAGGGCTTAACGGTAGTCAAGTTCAAGAGAAGTTGTTTAGTGATGCTAACATCAATTGGAACGACTTCCCAACGAAGTTCAAGCGTGGTGTATGTATATTCAAAGAAGAATACGTTCGTATGAATCATCATCACGTTGTTGGTGGTAAAAACGTTAAGTCGGTTGATACAACCACAACCATAAGACACAGAATGAAAATTGACATGGAAACACCCGTTTTCACTCAAGATACAGGTTATCTACAAGACCTAATCCCAACTATTTAACGGTTGGGGTTGAATATATCACTTTAAAAGTGTATGTTTGTAGAAATAAGACGAGAATAATTAATTTTAGATGAAGTTTAAAGAATTAACTGACGAGGATAAACAGTATATTGCTGAGGTCCACGCAAACACAGATTTAAGTTGGGATGACCGAATGGACACCCTTAAAGAATTTACAGGACTTAAGGCAGAACGTAACGTTCGTAAATGGATAGAGAAATTAGGTCTATCTAAACCTACAGAAATCAAGTCCCCACAGTATGAGGAAGCTAAGAAGAAGAAATTTGACAAGAGCAAATATGTCTTTATTTCTTGGGCTCAGAATAACACACCAGTACATGATAAGATGATGAATGAGGTTGAAGCTTACGCAAAACACCTTAAGGCATCAATTCATGTTATCGCTGGTCGATACAAAAACCCAACATCAATGTTTGCACAAGAAGGTGATAGTTGGGGTAGTAGGGTAATGCCTTACTTAGATGCAAATAGACATGATATCCATAAGTACATGTCTATTATGTCAGATGTAAAGATTCAACCAACTGCAATGAAACCTTTATCTGGACTTAAGAGTATGTCTAAGGGTAATTCATGTATCTTTGGTCACCCAAAGGTTCATATGGAACCAATTCCAGTACTTGAAGGGCATAAGTCTAAAATCATGCTAACCACTGGTGCTTGTACCGTTGCTAATTATACGGACTCTAAGGCTGGTAAGAAAGGTGAATTCAATCACACATTAGGATTTATTATTGTTGAGATTAAGGATAAGGAAACATTCTTCGTTAGACAAGTAACTTGTGATGATGATGGTAGTTTCAATGACTTGTACTACAATGTTAAAGGTGGGAAGGTAACTAAGAATAAAACCATTGATAGTGCTGTGTTGGGTGACCTTCACTACGGTTCACATGATGAAGAGATAGTTGATGTGACACTTAATGTACTTCTTAAGAAGTTGAGACCAAAGAACCTTGTATTGCATGATGTATTTGATGGTGAATCAATTTCTCATCATGAAATTAACAACCCATTCGCTCAATATGCTAAGGAAATAGCTGGTGCTAATGACTTAGGTGCTGAGGTTGATAACATGTTAAGTTTCTTTAAACGTATCGATAAGTATAACTTTGAGAATACTATTGTTGCTAGAGCGAATCACGATGATTTCATTGATAGATGGCTTGTAACCACAGATTGGCGTAAAGCACACCCTAAGAATTCTTTAAAATATATGCAGTATTCAACTGCTATACTAGAAGGTAACGCCCCAGAGGGTATCATCCCTTGGATTCTTGCGAATGAATATCCAAAGGTTGATGCGTATGGTCGAAATGATAGTCATACATCATTAGGATGGGAGTTAGCACAACACGGTGACAAAGGAACGAACGGTTCTAGAGGGTCACTTAATCAATTTGCTGACTTGGCAACTAAGATTATTGTGGGTCACTACCACACACCAGGTCGTAAGGACGGTGCATTGGCAGTAGGAACATCAACGAAGTTAAGATTAAGTTATTGTAAAGGTCCTAGTAGTTGGCTGCATGCTCACGTAATAACCCATCATGATGGGAAAGCACAACATGTTATCTTTTTCAAGGATAAGAATGGTAAGGCTGAATATACAACCTTCAAGTAATGGTGCATGGGAATTGTGAATATTGTGCTAGATTTACCAACCTACATAACATGAAAGTAAGGGTTAAGAAGTTCTTAGGGTTCTTCTGGATATCAAGCAAGTATGACCCTAATGGTAATGAAATCATCTTAGTGTGTGATGCTTGTAAAACAAGAGAAGAGAATAAATATACAACCTTCAAGTAATGAAGCATTATATGTCAAAGACCCTAGTAGAAGCAATTCAAATTAAGGGTGATAATATCAAAGATATTGATGGGGTTAAACTTTCTAAGGGGTGGACACCTAGTGGTAATTTCCATGATAGGTTCCATGACGAACCACAAGAACCAACACCTTATGTTATTGGTCCTTTTGGTACTAAAATATTCATTAGAAATATGGATGGGTTTTTCTTGGTTCGATACATTAAACTAGACGATGTGGATTACTTTGATGTCATTAGTGAATTAGAATTTATTAAAGAATTTGAAGAAATAAAAATAATATAAGATATGAAACCTTTAAAAGATAAAATAATATTAGTTCATTACATCAATGTTGGTAACATTGATGAATGTGATATTGAAGAATTTATAACTAAGATTAGTAAGGGTCTTAAACCAGAATCAGATGATGACGCACTTTTTTATTTCATCCCTGTTAGGTTGGGTGATTCTAGAGTTGAATGTATCAACCCTAAAGTAGTTAGTGATGAGTTCTATGAGGAAGTTTTAGGTGTATTAGAGAATGCACATGATGCATATAATGAATTACTCGATGGATTAACAAAAATTGAACAAAGATGAAAGCAATAGAAATACAAGCACCAAAACCCCTTAAGGATGATGAAAGAATTAAGATATTCTTAGCTGGTTCCATTGAGATGGGGAAGGCAGAGAATTGGCAAGATAAGATAGTTAAAGAACTAGCTAAATATCCTATACAATTCTTAAACCCAAGAAGGGATGATTGGGATTCCTCATGGGAACAGAAGATAGAAAATAAGCAATTCAACGAACAAGTAAGTTGGGAATTGAATGGGCTTGAAGAGGCTGATTTTATTATCATGTACTTTGACCCTAAGACCAAGTCACCAATCTCACTTCTTGAATTGGGTTTATACGCTAAGTGTGAACCAGAGAAGTTGGTTGTGTTGTGTCCAGATGGATTTTGGAGAAAGGGTAATGTGGATATTGTATGTGATAAGTACGAAGTAAAGCAAGTAGATAATATGGATGATTTAATAGAGTTATTCAAAACAAATAAATAATATGGCTAAAGTAAAAGCAGCTGGGATATTCCTAGTAACATTAGATAGAAGAATTCTAGTTGGACACCCAACGAATCATAAGCCAAGTTTTTGGTCCATACCTAAGGGTAAGGTTGATGAGGGTGAGACTAGTCTCGAAGCTGCTATTAGAGAGACCTATGAAGAATCCAATGTAAAGTTATTTAAAGACTTACATGATTTCATTGACTTAGGTACTCATGTTTACCGTCATAAGAAGAAGGAGATTAGGATATACGCTCACCTAGAGACTGAACATTCAAGGTGGTATGACTTAAACATTAAATGTAATTCTAATGTTCCAATAGAAAGGGGTGGTTTTCCAGAGTTTGATAACTTTGAATGGGTTACCTTCGATGAAGCAAAGAAAATATTACATAATACTCAAGTTGAAGGACTAAAGGTGTTAGAACAAAAATTAGGTATGATATGATAAAGTTTTTTGAATTTATGAACACATGCTCACCATCAAGGACAGTATTATATTTACTATTCATTACTATAATTACGTATATAAGCTTTGTAGGGTTAGTTGGTCTTGTTAGAACAATTAGAGGGTGTAATGATGAACACTACAATGAGATAGATGAATAATAAACTACTAACAAGTATCAGAAGATTACAGGTATTATTTAGTGTAGCTGTTTTCATACTAGTAACTATAATGTGTCACTTGGTAACTGGTTTTGATATAAAAGAAATTCAATTGTCCGTATGGGGTTCACATCCAATAGTTGGAGAAGCATGGAATATGGCAATAATACTCATGTCGTTTACCATCCTATCTAATGTGGTAATTTGGATTTATAGACACCCAAGATTGAAATATAAGTTATTATTCTATACTCTATTTTCCATACCATCAATTTGTTTATTCATTGTAGGATATTTCCCAATTAAATACGAAGCACTTCACAGTATACCAGCATTTATATACTTCTTTATGTATCCATTGATTATATTTGTTATGGTTTTTATAAATAGAATGTATATATCATACAACGAATGGGTTAAACATATGATAATATGCTTACTCATGATAATAGTTCCTTTGTTACTTATGTCACAGTTCAAGGGAATGGGGTTGGCTGAGATTGCACACGCACTTATGGTGTCTACTTGGAATCTAATGATACTCAAAAAACATAAAAATTATGAACAGAATTGATTTACATGGTGTTAGACATAGTGAAGTATCAAGAGTACTTGAGCAGTTTATATACGACCATATGTTGAAACAATCTAAAGAGATAGAAGTAGTTACTGGTAATAGTAGTAGAATGAAAGAAATTGTCAAGGAAATAGTCGTTGATTATGGAATGGAAGCTACTGAACAATGGGGTAACAATGGTACAATGATAATTAGTCTAGTGTGAAACAGTGGGTAGTTTACATACTACTATGCTCAGATAACACACTTTATACTGGAATAACCAACGATTTAGATAATAGGTTAGATAAACACAATAAGGGAACTGGTGCTAAATATACTAGAGGTCGTGGACCAGTTACATGTGTATACAAAAAAGACATGGACAACAAGTCTTCGGCACTCAAAGAAGAATATAGAATTAAACAATTAACAAAGAAAAATAAATTAGAATTGATTTATGGTTGAAATGAATGATATGATAATCAAGTACATTGACAGCGTTTACGAGGTCAAGGGTGGTATTATTGTGCATTCATTTGGCACGAGGGTTTATTTTAATGAGATACATAAACACATTACAGATACATTTAATTTAGATGAATTCGTTGCTATTGGTTATTTAATTAGTTGTTTTTCAGACACTGAATTAGACTACGACATGTTCGTATGTGAAGAGAGACCACTGACTATGCTTGATTTGCTTAATATGGATTATGTAATGGGTGTTGACCCAGCAATGGATAATGAACCACCAGCAGACCCAACAAGATATTATGGATATGCTATGCGTAGAAATGCTAGAGCGGGTATTCAATTAGGGAATGATGATATGGTTGATGCTATAAGATTTGCAATTCTAAATAATCCAGCACCTTAGGGGTTCGGTAATGTATTTATGAATAGGAGAGAATAATATTCCAAGATTAATTTGCATTTGTCGTTGGAATTCAGTATATTTGTAATAGTTAATGAAAAGAATAGTAACAAGAAAAGCTAAACTTGAGAATAAAATTAGAGAAGAGTTATCGAAACCGAAACCACAAGTAGGTCCGATATTAGACGCAGTAGAGAGTTTTCACAAGGATAACCTAGCAACAATTGAGAAGCTAAAGAAGAAAAAACAGATTGATACAAAGAGAATAAATGGTGCACTTAAGCAATCCATCAACGCTCACGGACCAATCACCAAGTTATTAATAGGTAGTGCATCTAAGAGAATCTATGGGTCACTTCTAAGTAACGAGAATGAAGAAGAAAAGAAAAAGAAACTATCAATCAAGTCAATGCTTGTTGGTGGTGGAATAATAACAGTTTTATATATAATATTTAAAGTAATATTTTAATGGATACAAAGAAATTAATTAGAGAGGGTCTTGACAAGTCAAAGATAACAAGTATTGAAGTTTTCGATTTTGATGGAACTACCATGGATACACTTAACCCAGATAAGGGTAAGCCAATCTACAAAGCTAAGACTGGAAATGATTGGCAGTGGCAAGGATGGTGGGGTAGACCAGAATCTCTTGATATGCAAGTATTCGACTTTCAACCAATACCAGAAGTTAAAGCTGCTTACAACAAAGTAGCACCAAATGTAAACGCACTCAAGGTGTCACTTACTGGTCGTAGACCAAAGTTAAAGAGTTTTGTTGAGGCTATCCTAAACGCTAATGGGTATAAGTTTGATAGATACCTATACAACTATGGTAGTGATACACTTTCTAATAAAATAGAACAAGTGAATGCATTGCTTGAGGAATTCCCTAACGTTAAATATGTGGCAATGTATGACGATAGAGATGAGCACGTACCTACATTCAAGAAGTGGGGTGATGACCAAATCAAGAGTGGTCGATTAGAAGATTTCAATTTCACACATGTCTACAACGAAGAGTGGACTAAATAATTCATTATGAACCCAGCGTTTTTACAAGAATACATAGCTTGTTCTGCAATCTATTACCCTAACGGGGATAAATTTCAGTTACAACCAGCAAATATTGATAATGGGTTTGTTGCTTGTGGTCATAGACATGCTCACTGTAGAATTCCACTAGTTGAGATGTTTTATCCTAATTGGCAAGAAGAGAGAGACTCTGGTATGCCCTTAGAGGAACAACCTAGAATTCATGTAATCAGAAATGAGATACAAGGCTTTTTAACAAGTAAAAATAGGTTTGTTGATAGGATAGAGGGTATGGCAATAGCACTAGCGGCTGACCAAATCCTTCCAGACCGTAAGAGAAACTTACAAGAGATATTATACAGCGAAGATATATACTAGATTATGGATATTAACGACAGAACAAGAATCAGAATTAATAATAAATTAAACAATAGAGTTATGAGAAACAAAAAAACAAGTTACAACACAGGAAGTAAAGGATTTCAAAATTTCGGATTATTCGCACTTGGTGTGTGGGCATATTTCATTATTGCATGGGTAGTTAACGTTATTAAGTTAGTTAACTGTGACTTTGAAGGTCCATGGAAAGATGAAATCATTCACGCAATTGGTCTTATTGGACCAGCAGCTGGTATAACAGTTTGGTTCTAAGATGAGTTGGACACCAATAGATGAGGGTAGTCCACCAATGGAATGTCTTGTAACGGTTAAATTTGGGGGTGGAAGTAAAGTGGTTTTTTTAGCCTATCAAATTGGTGATATGGATTGGACACCAGTATGTTCTGATAAGTCAATTATTGAATCATTAGATAACGCTGAGGTTACTCATTGGATGCATCCACCAGAACCAGCAAAAGATTAATATGTTTAAAAAGAAACGAATTGAGTTGGGTGAAGGACATATAGTTCAACACACCATCTTCGAGAACAAACGCTTGGGTGGTATTTGGCTTTACAATTGGCAAACAATTAAGCAAAATAGATTCCATACTCACGCATTCAGTAGCTATGCATTCCTCCTTAGAGGGTCATACACAGAAGAAGTAATAATAAATGGTAAGATAGAACAAAGAATAGTTAATCAACGCTTCAAGCCAAGATATCTACCTAAGAACTATTGTCATAAGATTTTAAAAGCAGAGCCTAAGACATGGACAATAGTATTCTTCGGTAAGTGGATACCCAATTGGTGGGAATACTTTGAGGATACAAAGACATGGGTAAAGTACTCATGGGGTCGAAAGGTAGTTGAGAAGGTTAAAGGAAACGAAAAAACAAAAATATTATGATATTTAATAAAAATATGGAAATTTACGCAAAGAGAGGACAGAAGGTAATTGTGACAAAGCGAACAGCACACAATGGTTATGATTCTCAAGAACAAGATGTAGCAAAACACTTACAGATTGGTAAGATATACACTGTTGAAAAAACTGAGGTTCATTCATCTAGTACAACAGTACAGTTAAAAGAGTTTCCAAACAAGAATTGGAATAGTGTTAACTTTATCGACTATGTTGATAAACCACTTAAAGATGACTTTCATGAACCAGCTGAATTTAATGGTGAACCATTATTTTGTGAGGGTGCATATGGGTTTGCTATTAGAAAATGGAAAAGAGATAATGAAGAACAAATCGAAGCACGTAATATGTACAAGGAAGGTGTTACAAAGTTAGCTGATAGTGAAATGATTGTTAGTAGTATTAGAGCCTATGATAGGAATGCCAACGGTTGTCTTCGTCACAAGAAGGATGTTATGGTGTCTTATACAAAAGAAGGTAGCAAGACTATATATGACTTGTTCCTTACAAGAGACCAAGCGTTGGCTTTACACAAGGAATTGGGTAAGTCTATTCTTAACAATCCGCTTAGAAAGTCAGATTAATATTTGGTTTATTGAATTTAATTTAGTATCTTTGTAGTATGATAACAGACAATCTTAAAGAAGCATTACTTAACAAACATAGTACATCACTG